GCAAGGGCAAAACCCAAGCCGATGTTGCTCGCTTGGCTCAGCGCCTTAGAAAAAAGATGTAAGCGTCCTTTGGTGGTCAATTGCATCTCTCAATCCTTTGCTGATTGCGTATGGAATTAATGCTCGGTAGTTTGGGCGTAGCACTCTTGACCCTTTGGCGGACATTTTCTTATGTGCGTAAGCGTCTCTCTCTGCGATTGGAATTAACGGAAAGTTCCCCCAGAGAATCACCGACCCTATCTCTTGAGTTGGTTGTTGACCCAACTCCTCCGAAAATACAGACCGGGCACCCCGAACATTCTCAAGAATCCAATGATCAGGTTCCAAAGTTTTGATGATCTCCATTGCCGCATCAAAAAGTGTCATGTCAAAATCTTCTTCATTGCGTGCAGCATTGGCATAAGAGAATTGTTCGCATGGAGGAGAGGCCCAAATCACCAATTTGGTTGGTGCCAGGTTGTCAAGATATGCTCGGATGATCCGAACGACTTCATCAACTCGGCTAATGTCCAACAAAATCAACCCTCGGTTGTGCTCGATTAATTCTTCTTTGATGTCAATCTTCAACGTGCACCACTGATCCGACTCGTCAAACGCTCGTGCTGCACCACCGAGGCCAGAGAAAAGGTCAACAAAGACCTTCATTTTGCACACCTGGCACATGGAATTTGATGCAACATGACATAAGAAGCCGCCCATGTAGAAGGAACAGGGACTTGACGCCGGCACACATGGCATTCAGCAGTAATTGAACCGTATTCATCGCTCAATCCATCCACCATCCGTCGATCTCTGCCTCAATTAGAACCACTTTGAGGTTCTCAATTTGCGTTTTGAGTGCCAGGATGTGGTTTACACCACGCTGCACCATGTCCTCAAGGTTGACATCGTGTTGCATAATGCACCGTCGCACCTTGTGGCTTAATGGATCATCACCCATTTGCTCTAATTTTTCCCAGCATGCCTCATCAATGTAGAGTGTTTTTTGTCTCCCCATGCTACCTCGGATGTAAGAGGTAGGTATAAACTTTTCAAATTTTGTTGAGGCCGCCTACACAACCTTTGGTTGTTATGTTGGATTAGGCAACAGCCTTACGGCCTCCCATAGACCCCTGTGGGGGTTGCCGTATTTAGGCGCTTTGCCACCGATAAGGAAGATTAGGTGCAGCGCTGGGGGTGGCGGCGTGCCAGGTATCTTTATGGGCTGTGCACGTTGTGGTCGATTCATGGCGAAAGCATACACCATTACCTCGGACCCATTTTTTGTAAACGGAAACCTTGATCTGCCAGGCGCTACTGCTGGGGCATTTTCGGAAACTCAAATCAGTCTTCCTTTGGATAGCCTTAACCGTGAAGGGATCCTCGTTCATGCAGTGTATTGGACCTCGGGTGATGTCACCTTTGGAGGCAACAACAACGCTTACAGTCGAATTCAAATGCAACTAACCGCCACCTCAAAGACTACGATGGTTGGTGCGAATGATGCCAACTTGATCGCTCGTCGTGAACTTGTGGTTATCGGTGGTGCTGCTGAGTTTAGCGGCCCCCATGTGATTGACTTCATTGGTGAAGAAGGTCCATACGGAACCGACGACAATTTGATGATCATCGCTACCGACGATGTTTTTCTTGGTGGACTCAAAACCGCTAACCAAACTGGTGACGACAATGTTCAATTCCGCATGGTATGTAGTCGAATCAAACTTTCAGCCGACGCATACGCCGCTTTGGTCACCAACGAACTTTCCTCGTGAGGCGTTCAACTTTGGAAGAACCAACTGTGTCTAAGGCACTATGTGGTGTCATGGAACAAGCCTTGATTGAGAAAGGAATTGATGCGGACCTGGCACGGGCTTTGGCACAAAGAGCCTGTATGCCTGCCCTTCAAGTTGCACCGTCCGTGGCAAAGGCTGGTGTTCGAAAGGCTCGCCGTGGTGCCAGGCGTGCTAACAAACAATTGAGCCAAGCATTCAAAGAAGCAAATCGGAGGCTGAGGACCAAGTCGGGCAAACTTCGCAAGGGCAAAACCCAAGCCGATGTTGCTCGCTTGGCTCAGCGCCTTAGAAAAAAGATGTAAGCGTCCTTTGGTGGTCAATTGCATCTCTCAATCCTTTGCTGATTGCGTATGGAATTAATGC